GAAATTTTCTATAATAAAATAAACAAAGTTTTCAGTGGCCCGTTCGCTAGAAATCTTTCTAAAAAGAACAAACAGTTATAACCCTGTATATAAAACTATATTTACAATTATTAAAATAAATTAAAAATAATTAAGTTGATAAAAATTTGATAAGGCGTCTACATTATTATTATATAAATCAAATAAATACGATTCTGGCAATATAGAAAATTGAACTCCGAAACTCTTCATTCGCTCTATGAAATCTTTGAGCAAGAATTCCCAATCACTGTGCAAATAAATTTCACGTTGGTAATTGTGCAACTTATCTTTCAAAACCATGGAAATATCCTTAGAATAATCTATCCACGACAAACCTGACTGCAAAACAGTCAATTCTAGCGGACACATTATCCTCTGTAGCTTAGGATGATACACAAACCTACGTTTTAAAAAAGTTATATCCTCAATCCTATCAAAAGGTTCCTCAATAACTCCTTTACTAGACGTAGTTAAATCCATACCTAAACTGCGATAGAAATCTCTCATAGTTAGAGCATTATGCGACTGCTCGATATCTCTATTTTTGATAGCGTTTACACTATCATCTCCATATAAATAGTCAACAATATTCCGACCAAAATCTAATACGGTAGGTGCACGTTTATACGCAATCAACCAATACCTATAAAACCACATCGCCGTGTAAAACCTATGTACAAAACTGTTTAAAATCGCAGTTAAAAAAGAACCTGACGCCATTGAATGAGTTGTTAATATCAAATCATCCTGAATACTAACTAAGGACCTAAAAGTTGCTTCAATCAAAACATTGCCAATCTTTCTATATGCTTGGGGCATCAATGATACAATCAATTCTTGAACTTCTCTCTGAACCTGCGGAGACATTTTTCCATCCCATTTCTTAACATCTCCAGCAAACACGCCAGCACTGCTAACCAACACTTGGTAAATGTCATCCCAGTCTTTAAAAGGATTGCATCCTATCATTATTTGATTCTTCTCTCGATTTGCAACTATATGTTCGACCAACTTTCCAAAATCCTTTTTCGTCAAAACTTGGTTATATATAGTTG